CCTCGTCTTCAACACCGATGGAACGTTCCAGAGGATTTTCCAAATGGATGGCATTCAGCTGTCGCCTGACGATCTCGAGAGGCTCTTCAGCCAACCAGCTGCCGAGCACGCACACAGGCAGCAGAGCCAAGGGAAATCACGCGCAGTTGCGGACTGATTCAGGGTGATCGTGATCTGACGCCCCCTCCGCTGTAGCGTGGATCGCCCCGCCTTCCCACACTCTCACGCGCGCGCGGGAGATTCCTCGAAACCAGTTTCAAAGACGACGCTCAGTCAAACACTGAAACTCTGCCCATCGGTTCGGTGTGCGCATTGCGCACCTGGCCGGCGGGCATCCTCGTCTGCCCGTCGGCCATCTTTCCTTGGAGATGGCGCATGGCAGCAGAGCAACCCGGTAACAAGGCACTGCCCATCGCGGGTGGAATGTTGGCGACCATGCTGGCATTGCTGCTCGGGTTGGTGCAGCCCTTTGAGGGCTACTCGGCCCAGCCCTACCGTGACGTAGTCGGCAAGCTCACGGTCTGCTACGGCCATACGGCAAAGGTCGAACAGCGCACCTACACCCGTGCCGAATGCGAGCGCCTGCTTCAGTCGGACCTCGGTGTCGCCTGGAACACCGTGCAGAGTTGCATCAAGGTGCCGATGACGGACTACCAGGCGGCCGCCCTGACATCGTTCGCCTTCAACGTCGGTCCCGGTGGTGCTGGGGTCAAGGATGGCCTGTGCTTCCTGCGCAACGGCCAGCAGCCGCGGATCCGTGTTTACGCCAACCAAGGCCGCTGGGACCTTGCATGCGCCCAGCTGAGCAACTGGGCCAACGCAGGAGGCAAGCCCTACAAGGGGCTTGAACGCCGCCGTACGGCGGAGAGAGCGATGTGCGAGGGCCGGTACTGATGGTCCGCGCACTGCTCGCAACGGTTGCCCTGCTGCTGGTGCTCCTGCTGATCGCCATTGCCGCAGCACTCCTTTATCGCGGCAATGCGCTGGACGCGCAGGCTCGTGATGCCACTGCGCAGCAGCGCATGGTCACGCTTGAATCGCAGCTGGCGAACGAGCGCAGCGCTCGCGACACCGAGCACACCCAAGCCAAGGCAATGGCCCAGATCGGAGACGAACATGAAGATGATAGGGAGGCGGCCGCGTCCATCCCTGCTGCCGTTGTCGCTGGCCTGCGCGCTGGCAATCTCCAGCTGCGCGACGACCTCGCCACCTGCCACACCGCCCGCTTGTCCCAAGCCGTCTCTGGCGCCGTCGAACGTGATGCGACCGCCGAACTACGTCCGGAGGTTGCAGGCGTTGCTCTTCAAATCGTCACCGAAGCCGAAGACCACGTCCGCTCCTGTCAGGCCGCCATCGGCGTCCTCACCGGACAGCGTCCAGCCACCGAGACCAGCCCATGATCGTTGAAGTGCAACCGCTCTACCTGGTGTGGTTTGCCGGCATCGGTATCACGCTGCTCGGCGGGCTGATCGCTGGCGGCCGCTGGTTGGTCAATCAGTTGCAGCAACGCACAGATCAGCAGCTGGCCATTCTTATCAACGACAGCAAACGCTGGCGCGAGGTCGAGGGCGTGCTCACAAAGTTCCGGGTGGAAGTAGCCAAGGAATATGTGCGCCGTGAGGACTACGCCCGCGGCCAGAGCGTGATCGAAGCCAAGATCGATGCGGTGGCGTTGGAACTCAAGAAAATCGAGGAAAAGGGGAGCAAGCCGTGAGTCACGGAAATCAGGGGCCCGATCTGGGCAAACTGCGGCGGGAGCAGCTCCGCTGGCTGATGCTGCTGGTGCTGGATCGCGCTCGTCCGTATCCGATCGGCGAAGCCGTTCTGGCAGGCGCCGCCCAGGACATGTATCCGGATGCCACCGCGTTGGAGGTACGTCGGGAGCTCGACTACCTGGACACCCGCCGTCTGATCGAGATCACAAAGTCGCCTTCGGGACCGTGGTCGGCTGAGCTGACGCGCCACGGTGTGGACATTGTCGAGTACAGCATCGACTGCGGTCCGGGCATCGCCCGCCCGCCGAAGTACTGGTGATCCCATGCCCCCTGTGAGCAAGATCGACCTGCTGCCGGCCGATGTGCGTGACGAACTAGATCGGCGCCTGGTTGCCAACGCCTTCGGCGGCAGCATCTCGCTGTCCGAGTGGCTGGGCGAGCAGGGCTACGAGATCAGCAAGACCACCGTCAACGAGCGCGCCAAGCGGCTCAAGCGCCGCCTCGCTTCGATCAGTGCCAGCACCGAAGCCATGAAGCTGGTTGCTGAGCAGGCGCCCGACAATGCCGCCGAGCGCGGCAGCGCGCTGTTGGGCCTGCTGCAGACCGATCTGTTCGAGGCGCTGCTGCAGTTCCAGGAGGCCGCCGACCAGGACGATGAAAGCATCTCACCCGCCGACCGTATTGCTCTGTACAGCAAGGCGGCCAAGGCCATCGCCGAGCTGACCCGCTCTTCCATCGTGCGCGAGAAGTGGGCCGGCGAGATCCGTCAGAAGGCACTGGTCGACGCGGCCAGCCGGGTTGAGGAGGCCGCACGGGCGAAGGGCTTGGATGCCGAGGGCGTGGAGTTCTGGCGCAACAAAGTGCTGCATGGAGTCGGCTAAGTGAGTGTATTGGGTCCCCTGCCGGATACCGAGCGCGTCCTGGATTGGGATGAGCTGCCTGAGAGCGTGCGTTCGATCTCGGCAAACTTCGATCCGAGCAAGGCCGGCGTGCTGATGGCCCATCAGTCCGAATGGATCCGGATGCAGGAAGGGCTGGATATCGCGGTCTGCGAAAAGGGCCGCCGTACGGGCATCACCTTCGCGCAGGCGCTGAGCGACACCATCACCGCCGCCTCCGCCAAGGATGCCGGCGGCGACAACGTGTGGTACATGGCCGACACCAAGGAAAAGGGCCTGGAGTTCATTGGCTACGTGGCCAAGTTCGCGCCGATCATTGCCCAGGGCCAGGCCTCGCGTATCGAGCAGCACATCTTCCAGGACCAGCAGCCTGACGGCACCAGCCGGCAGATCCAGGCATTCCGGGTTCGCTTCGCCAGTGGTTTCCGTATCACGGCACTCTCCTCCCGCCCTGAGAACATCCACGGCCTGCAGGGCGTGGTCGACCTGGACGAAGCGGCGCTGCACAAGGACGTGGCCAAGGTGCTCGAATCGGCCACCGCGCTGCTGATCTGGGGGGGCCGGATCCGCGTGTGGTCTACTCACCGCGGCAAGAAGAATCCGTTCAACCAGCTGGTGCAGGACGTCCAGGCCGGTCGCTACGGCCCGAAGGCCGGGGTCATCCGCATCAGCTTCGATGATGCCGTGTCCAACGGGCTGTATGAGCGGGTCTGCGCCATGCGTGGCAAGGTGGCCACCGCCGAGGGCAAGAAGGAGTGGTACACCGCCATCCGCTCGGCCTATGGCCCGCGCAAGGCCGCCATGCGTGAGGAGCTGGACGTCATCCCGCGCGATGGAGATGGCTCGGCCATTCCCTCAGTCTGGATCGACCGGGCCATGCCCGAGACCCGGCCTGTGCTACGCCTGGTCTTCGATGACGACTTCCCCAAGCGCTCGGAAAAGGAGCGCGAGATTTGGTGCTCGGTCTGGATCGCCACCACGCTGCTGCCAGTGCTGCGCGCGGCGATGGCCGGGTTTACCGGGCGCTGGGCAATCGGCATGGACTTCGCGCGTCACCGCCACTTCTCAGTGATCAAGCCGGCCAAGGTCAGTCAAGATCTGCGCCGGGACGTGCCGTTTCTGATCGAGATGGCCAACGCGCCCACCCGCCAGCAGGAGCAGATCCTGTGGGCGCTGCTGGATGCGCTGAAGGAAGGATGCCCTGGGCGGTGGTCGTTCGCTGGCGACGCCACTGGCCCCGGGCAGACCTTGATGGAATACACCGGCGACCGTTACGGCCGGGCCGAGCTCGATGCGGAGACGGGGCGCTACAGTGGCGGCCCGATCCATGAGGTCACCCTGTCGCGGCCGTGGTATGGCGAATGGATGCCCAAGTACATCGCGTTGTTCGAAGACGGCTTCATCAGCCTTCCCAGGGACGCGTCCCTGGAAGACGACCACCGCGCGGTGGAGTACGTCGACGGCATCCCGATGGTGCCGCGTCTGGAACGGAAGGACCTTCAGGAACCTGATCTGATTCGTCACGGCGACGGTGCGATCGCCGGCGCCCTGATGCAGTTTGCAGCGCTCAACCACGTCACCTCGGTGCCCATTGAGTTCCAGGCGGCCGGCGCTCGCGCCTACATCGGCGATGGCCGGGCTGACGGCGTGGCCACCGTCGTGACCGATGATGCCTTCGGCACCGTCAGCGGCGGCAATGATTTTGGAGGATTCGTATGACCATCGCCCGCCCAGAGATCGGCCGCGAGATTGCCACCACCGCCGATGGCATCGA